AGTATGCGTTAAAGTCACCAATCTCATTGAATAATTTTTTAATGAGAAGGCATTTGTGGAATCAAAACCCACAGTTTGTTGATGTTGTTTCTAATTACTGTGGAACAGAAAAATTCAATTCAAGTAAAAAGCACACTACATTTATGCAAAAATGGTTACATCACCGAAGTAAAAATGGAAAGCTAACACGAATATGCAATTATGAGGGAGATGTATATGAGTGCAAAGGTTATGATCAATTTTTCAGAACACTCGACCTAACAAAAAAGATTTACATAGATGGTGGGAGTGCTTTTCATTCACTTGTTGATGTTACTTTAACCAGAGGAAAATTAGAAAAAATGGATCTAAATCAAAAAATGTTTAGGCCATTAACAAAAAGAATGCACAATTAAAATGAACGAGGTTGAGACTGGTAAATTAGGCGAGCATATTTGTTGTGTTCGCCTAATAAAATTAGGCTTTGGAGCAGAGATAGTAAATCTTAACAAGACAGATGTTATTGTAGACATACGAGGAAAGTTTTTAAGATTACAAGTAAAATCAAGCTCTTTGAGACCAGATAGTAGTAGAAAGATGCGATTGTCTTATCATTTCGCAGTTTCTTATTCTGGTAAAAAGAAACCATTAAATAAGAGTCATTGTGATATTTTAGCTTTTGTTTCTATACCAAAAGAAAAAGTTTACTTTATGCACATAGATTTTATTGGTGGTGCTTGTTCCAAAAGAATTAATCAAAAATATTTTGAAGAAAAAGATTTAGAACAAAGGACATTTATCAAATGTCTAAAACATATGGGAGTTATTAAATAATGTGGAAAGCTATGGCTTTAGTTTGTATGATTGAAAATGGGGAAACAAAATGTCCAACAGAATTATTCGATACAGAATTTGAAAGTAAGAATGAATGTGAGATCTGGCTCAAACGAAAAAGATTTTATGGTATGCCAAGAAATAAAAAGATTGTCTTAGATGATTGTTATTTTTCTTCTAATTCATCAAAGTAAGCATCAACAACAATAGAACTTATGATGGTTGCCATATCAACTTTGCTTTTTGCAGCTTGGACACATAACCATTCCACAACTTCGGATGTTAGTTGAGCGTTAACTCTGCCTTGAGGAACGCCCCTAGAACGCCAATTTGCTATAAGCTTTTCTCTTTCTTCACATTTATCACAACGTCCAGAAGTTTTGTTGATAGGTCCTTGACAATCTATACATATACTCATGATTTCTTCCTTTTTGGAAATGGAATGACATTGTTTGAATTATTTTGTTTTACCATGGATGTAATGAACTTTTGTGTTATTTCATCACTCAATCCGGTAAAATATTTAAATCTTTTTCTTGCTTCTTTATAAGTAAGATTATTCTTTTTAAATTCAATTAGAACTTGGATCGCAGCCACAACCAAAGGATCTACTGTTTCTGTTTCATCACTAGCCATTCTCTTTCATCCTCGCCTAAAACTTTTGCCCCGATTTTTATTTTATTTTTTAAAGACTTTATTATTTTTTCATCAATCGTTTTTTCACAAATCAAATCAATATATAACACCGAACTTGTTTGTCCTATTCTATGACACCGATCTTCACTTTGGGACCGAATATCTAAATCAAAATCATTTGCATAATATACAACAGTTTTTGCCTCATTAAGTGTTAATCCCCTTCCCGCTGTACTAGGATTACCAATTAAAAATTTAAGTTTGGAATTTTTATTTTCAAAATCCCGAACTACTCTCTGTCTTTCTTTTTCTGAGGTATCCCCGAAAAAAGATGCGGTAGAGTCCGACCCGAAAATTTCTTTCAATTTATTTGTAATTGATATTATATCATATCTAAACCTAGACCAAACAATTATTTTTCCCGAAGTTTCATTACAAATATCTATGAGTGCATCTAACCTAGAGGTAGGAAAGTTAACCACATCACCATTATCTGTTTTTAAATGACCCGAAAGTATTTGTTGCAGCCGAAGCATTTGAGTAATCATCTCCTGGGTAGAAACAATCTCTCCATTGTCAAACATGAGAAGTGCCTCTTTTTGTATCTTGTTGTACATTCTTTGTTGCTCTGGTGTCATAGTGACGTATCGAACAGTATAAATTTTCTTTGGTAGATCTAAACAATCTTCTTTCAAGACCCGAAAGGTAAAAGGACTAATTTTTTTGGTCAGTTCTTCTATATTTTTAAACCCGATTACTTGTCTAAAGGACCGAGGTCCCATTTGCTTTTGATTAAGGATGGCATATCTGCCTTGAAAGGCATAAAAAGAATTAAAACCTAACATACCTTCTTCAAGAAACTCACACTGAGAATATAGATCCATAGGTGATTGTGTGATGGGAGAGCCGGTCATTATTCTTTTGTACCGAAAATGTTTGGATAATTTAACCAAAGATTTTGTTCTCTTTGACTTTGGATTTTTAATTGTTGTGGACTCATCCACTGCAATCATCCCCGACATTCCATATTTTTTAGCAAACCATTCTGCTGCTTCCATACCTTTACCACTTGGATTTGAAAAAGCCTCAACATTCATGACAAACAGTTTCATTTTTCCATAACCGGCATTTATCATCTTATGAATGTCTTCTTTCATGGCTTTTGTAAGATTAGAACTCCATTGTGATAAATAAACTGGAACGTTTTCCCAAAAATGTTGTGGTATTTCTTTCTCTGTCCAGTTTCGATACACACCCTTTGGTGCGATGATCAAGGCAAAATGGATTTCATTCTCTATATATAGCCTTGCTATGTCATCAATTAGAACTTTTGACTTACCAGTTCCCATTTCCATAAAAAACCCGAATTCTTTTTTCCCCGAACTTCTTCTCAAAGCGTCCATTTGGTGGGTAAATGGTTTAGTTTTAAAATTGTAGTTGACTTTCATAAATGTCCTCCTATATTAGAGATATAGTAATAATTGTGTTACTTGTCAACTTTTAAACCTGAAGAGGATGTACTTGTCATGAAGACAGATATTTTTGAAGACAATATGTTTGTAGATGCGGATACATTAAGTGATGTAGATGCTGAAGAAACAAAAAACTTATCTTCCTTAGTTCAACAGTTGAATGGGGTTACTTCCAAAATAGAAAAGTGTGAAGAACATCTTAAAACTTTGAAAAAGGAAAAACAACGATTATCAATGGAGACCATTCCAGAATTAATGGATGAGATGGGAATAGAACGTTTGGATGTAGAAGGAGCCACAGTTTCTTTAAAACCATTCGTTAGTGCGAGTATTCCCACTAATCGTAGACAAGAGGCTTACACTTGGCTTCGTGAAAACGGTTTAGATGATATCATTAAGAACGATGTTGTCTTATCTTTTAATCGGGGTGAAGATAATGTTGCAGGATCTCTGATGGGAGAACTTGAAGAACGTGGTTTTCATCCAGAATCTAAAACTCACATTCATTCGATGACCTTGAAAGCTTTTGTAAAAGAAAGAGTTGAGAAAGGTTTACCGATTGATCTTGATATGTTCGGTGCGTTTGTTGCTCGAACAGCTGATATAAAAAGGAGAAAATCATGAATCAAGAAAACTTACCAGCTAATATAATGGATGATATCTTTGCCACTGCGGGAGAAGGTGTTGATTACGATACATCGGAACTACAAATTCCTTTTGTTAGAGTTATCCAGGCCCTATCCCCACAAATAAAGAAAAACGATCCCTCTTTTATTAAAGGAGCGAGTGCGGGTGATTGTTTCAATACAGTTACTGGTGAATATTGGGAAGGTGATAAAGGTATAGAAGTTGTACCTTGTTTTCAGCAAACCAAGTATTTTGAATTTGTTCCAAGAAGTGAAGGTGGTGGTTTTGTTGGAGAAGTTGAAATTAATAATCCCGATATATCCAAAACATCGAGAGTTGGTGCAGCTGAAATATTACCTAATGGAAATGAGTTGGTTAAATCAGATCAACATTTTTGTTTATTGTTAGGTAAAGATGGAATGTTTCAACCAGTAATTGTTGATATGAAATCAACGCAGCTAAAAGTTTCCAGACGTTGGAAGACACAAATAGCTATGTTGAAGATTAAAGATCCAAAGGGTCAATTAAAAACACCAGCATTGTTTGCTACAGTTTGGTCATTGAAAACTACTGAAGAAAGCAATGATAAAGGTAGTTGGTACAATTGGAGTGTAGAAAAGGTCAAACAGGTAGATGATAAATCTTTGTTTTCTGAAGCAGTAAGTTTTAGAAACTCTGTTAAAACTGGTATGGCTAAAGCGGTTGAAGAAGACCACTCTGCAAATCAAACCGAAGAGGGTGAAGTACCATTTTAGGGTTTAGGCACTATGGTTTTGTCTTTTTCCCATAGTGTCTAATGCGTGTGGCATAATTTTTTTGCGGGGATATGCCACAAAACGAGCAACGATTTTGTTGACTAGTTGTTGCTCACTGACCTAGGGAAGGTGTTTGGGTCAACACCTTCCCTTTTATAAATTACATGGGAGTTTTGAATGAAGATAGCTTATAATTTTAACGTAACCTGTGTTTGTCCTAACGATAAAGAAAAAATAAACTATTACGTTACGATTGAAACAGAAACCACAATTATGGTTGAGGACATATTAGATATGTCTTTGAATGTCGCTTACAAAGAAATGTTTCAAGAAGATTTAACAGAGGAACTTTATCTTCAGTTTGAAAGAAACGATCATTTTATAAACAAAATAATAACAAGAGGAACTCATCAAGGAGTAACTATTGTTTGTGAGAAGGAACATGAAAGTTGATACACTATCATGGAACTCCTATAACTCCACGTTCTAAATTACTAGCCATGTCAGGCAAACATTTCTGTGTCAGTTTTGCTGATAAAAGAGATGGAGATTGGTGTTTATTAAACGCACAATCTGTGATGTGGGATAATGGTGCTTTTTCTTCTTACACTAAAGGCAAGACAACAGATTGGAAAGGTTACTATGAATGGTTGGAGTCGAGACTATCTCATCCTCATTGGGCCGTTGTTCCAGATGTAATAGATGGATCTGTTGACGACAACATAATGTTTTGGTTCCTCTGGAAAATATTGGCAAGTAGGTTCTGTAGCTTGGGAACGAAGGGCAGATGTTGCTTTTAATGAGATGACTAAACGTGGTTATTCTCCTTGGATACATATGTTGAGAGGATTAGCAATGGCAGGAGATAAATATCCATTTGCAAGTGCGGATAGTGCAAACGTTGCAAGGCATCATAATGAAATGAAAATGTGTCCAGAGAGAATGGCAAGAAGAATTGATGCCGTGCAATGCCCTTCTTTTTGGACGTTAAGATATGAACAAGAGGAGTTTTTTAATGATTAAGTATCTTTTTTTGTTGGCATATATGTCAACAATTCCACTCGCTAATTTTATGATAAGTAATGTGGGAACTTTTTGTGTGCCAGA